GGATGTTTGGCTGTTATACAACTAAGTGGTTTTTGCTAAAGGATTTTTTTATTGCACAAAGAGAGTATGGCGACAGTAATGTAATAGTTTCTTGTAAAGACGAGGGCTATGTGAAAATATGTAGCGTTTTCAAAGGAGTAGAGCTGTTAGAAATCGCCGGGTATTACTTGGATGTTTTTAGATTTGAAATGAACTTTACTTTGTAGGAGTTGTAATAAAATGACTAAAGTTAGATGTAAGTATTGTACCAAATGTGTTGATGGAAAATGTGCCCCGAAAAAAAACGTGTCTGTCAAGTTGACAAAGAAGAGATTTTGTAATAAGTATAACGCAGACACAGATGAGATTCAAAAAGAGGTGGACAAGGTACAGAACAACCAGACTCCGTTGTTTAGACAAACTTTTAGGTTTTACGAGAAGGAGTGGGCCAAGGTTTCAAAGATGCAAAATAGAACTGTTGGCGACGGCACGCTTTCTGCCGATGATTTGACTGGGCCCGAGTTGGTTCAGGTTAGGTAGGATTTTATGGATTATACTAGAGACGACAGAGACGGTTTAGATTATTTTTTTATTGAGGTAGATTGTGAAGAGTGCAACAACGGCAAGTACAAAGTTTACAATGCTTACGATAAGTCTTATTGTGAAGAAGTAGAGTGCGATTACTGTGAGGGAACTGGTAAAATGTTAAAGAAGATACCGATCGCCGGTTCTGAAAATAAGAAAAAGTATCTGAACTAATGAGATACTTTGTTTTTACACTGTTCCTGTTGTCTTGTGGTATAGATGATATTCCTGGCGATGCTGGCCCAGACACAAGAGTAAGAAGAGACTTCAAGGAAGTCGAGTTTCGTGTGCCTGATAGGTATAAGCAAGACGCAGGAAAAGCGTCGTGCGGAGACCACGTTTGTAATGGCAATGAGACGTGGAGAAGTTGTTGGCACGATTGCACTCCACAGCCGATGAACCGCGAGCTTCGTAGAGACCCAGGTTATATAGACCCGGTAAAAAACATTTACGTTCCAGATTTAGAGAGGTTTTTGTGGGAGCTTTAGACTTAGAGAACATATATAAAGTATGTGATTTTTGTGGCAAAGAGGTTTGCTTAGCAAAATGTTTTAGGTGCGCTTACTGCCATCGTGTTTGTTGCGACGTACACGTAGACGATGATTATGTGGTATGCCCAGAGTGTGATGGCAAAGACGTAGACGAGTTATATGAACTATATAAATAAAATACATTTAGGTGATTCTTCTGAAGTACTGAAATCTTTTGACGAAGGTATTGTTCAAGTAGTGATCACTTCCCCGGAGTACTTCGGGAACCAGCGTTGGTCCAAGACGTCTTTGGATGATTTTTTGTCCGCGCAAAAAAAAGTGTTCGAAGAATGTTTCAGAGTTTTGAAAGACGATGGTACTATGTTCATTAACATATATGACCATTTTATTTCCGAAGAGAAGCAATACTTGAATGTTCCAGCACGTTTAGATATGGTAATGCGAGATATAGGATTTCTGTCCCCGCAACCAGTTATTTTTTGGGTAAGGGACACAGCACTTCCTGCCCCTAAGAAAATCCAATCCCTAGTAGAGTATGTGTACGTTTACTCCAAGATACCTAATCCCAAGTTCGCCCGGGAGAAACTAAGAACAAAAGCTAAATATAACAAGGATAGACGGCTAGACAAGACTGGCACGGCTACCAAACCTATGCCCAATGTCTGGGAAATAAACAAAGTATTTGCTGACGGAAGAAAAAATACTAAAGCACACTCTTGCCCGTATCCTCCCAAGCTTGTGGAGAACTGCCTTTTGCTTGCAACAGACGAGGGAGATGTAGTACTGGATCCTTACGTTGGGTGTTACGACGATAAAACAGAAGTACTTACTAAAGAGGGTTGGAAATTATTTGAGGATGTTTCTTTGAATGACTCTATCCTAACTTTAAATAAAGATAATGTTATGGAATACCATAAGCCGAAGGAAAGGCAAAAGTACTTATTCTCAGGAGAAATGGTAAAAATAAAAGCAAGAAGTCTGGATATGTTGGTAACACCTAACCACAATATGTATGTGAAGTCACACACAGATTTTTGTGCTGGTAGGACAGCTTCTTTTACTAGGGCAGACAGCCTAGACGAGTGTGTGTATAGAGTTCCTTGCGGTGGTATTTTTAATCCTGATGCTGAAAAATTCAGCGAAGAGTTTATGTTTTTGCTTGGTATGTATTTATCAGAGGGCTACTTTGAAAAGTCCAGAGGCAAAACGTCTAATAGGATGATAATTTGTCAAAACCAGGGTAAATCGTGGAATTATATTTGGGAAAAACTTTCTGTTTTTGAGCCCAGAAAACGGAACCACCGAGCAATCGTAGTGTCACTTACGAAGGAGCAAAGGGAATTTGTGCTTGAGAATTGTGGAAAGGGTTCTCATAATAAGTTTATTAGCCCGTTGCTGTTATCCTCTAGTAATTTAGAAGGGTTGTTTGAAGGGCTGCTGGTTGGGGACGGATGTATGAGCTTCTCTAAAAAGGGGGCCTTATCTATACGTTACTACTCGTCTTCCAAAAAGCTTATAGACAATTTTCAGGAACTGAGTTTAAAGCTTGGTTACGAGTCTTCTGTTAATAGTAGAATGAGGATGGCCACGTCAGAAATAAAGGGAAGAAAAATTAAAAGTAAAGTTCCTGCTTGGTCGGCTTCAGTAAGAATGTCTAAACACACGAAAATAATAACAAAAGAGCACGTGTCTAGACAGGAATACTCTGGATTTGTTTATTGCGTAACTGTTCCAAATCACGTTATCCATGTAAGAAGGAATGGGTTTATGTCTTGGTGCGGTAATTCGGGCACCACTTGCTATGTAGCAAAGGAAATGGGAAGAAAATATATAGGGGTGGAAATAGATGAAGAGTATTACAAGGACGCCCTGAGAAATATGGAAACCGGGCAAAGTGTCTACAAGACTAGCGAAGAGGTTTCAGCTAAACAAAAAACATTGTTCTGATTTGAGAGGCATAAAATGTGGTCGTATCACGGAAGAAAATCTAAGACCGTTCATCTGTATCCAGTGCCGAAGTACGACACTATTATAGAGCCATTTGCAGGGACTGCTTGCTATAGTCTGCACGAGAACAACTGGACCAAGAACGTAATACTGCGAGATGTGAATCCCCAGATTATTCGTTTATGGAAGTGGTTGCAGAATGACGCAACTGTAGAGAAGATTATGGACCTGCCGTCTCCGGAAAGAGGTAAGCTCCCTGATATAGAGCCAGTGGAAGCCAAGTGGTTGGTAGCTTTCTGGTCAAACAGAGGCTCCGCGGCACCAAGGAAAAGCGCTAGTAGGCTTTGCACTTTCACACACAAGAAAAAGGTAGAGACAGCCGGAAACCTGCACAAGATAAAGCACTGGGACATTCAGTTTGGTTCTTACGAAGCTATTCCGAATATTAAAGCCACCTGGTTTATAGACCCACCTTATAAGGGAGCAGCTAACTACTACAAGTATTGTGAAGACCTAGATTACGGAAAGCTAGGGGAATGGTGTGAAACAAGACGAGGGCAGGCCATTGTGTGTGGTGGTGAGAAGGACGAATGGCTCCCGTTTGAGCCGTTGTGTAAAGCCAACAGCCAGAATAACACTCGATATCTAGAACGAGTTTACGTAAATAGGAGTGTGTAGGGTGGTAAGAAATCTTATTTGCTTCGCTATTATTGCATTTAATATTTTTGATTGCTACTCTACTGGTATTGTACTGTCGATGGGTCTTGGGTATGAGGCAAATCCAATAGCTGCTTATGTTATAGAGCATATGGGGATTTGGGCCTCAGTTCCAAAACTTCTTATAGCTATAACAGCAGCTATTTTCTTTTGGCGCAACTGGGAGTACTCCAAGGCTTTGCGAGTGGTCGCCGCATTCGTTGCTGTTGTTTACACTTTGTTAGCTATATACCAGGTGTGTATGCTGGCCACCTTTTTTATTTTCGCGGGGTAAATAATGGACTATGTAGATGGTTTCACTTCTAGCCTAATGTTGGCTTCTGAATATATAACTGCTGGATTAGTTATAACTTTTATTTTGGTAATAGGGGTTTCTTTTCTTATGGATAAGCTGGGAAAGTAATGAGAGGACATAATGTATAAACTAGTTTGTTTGGACCTAGATGGTACTATAAATGATGGTTGGGAACTTTTACCGCAAGTGAAGCAGAAGCTATTTGAAATAAAGAGCGAAGGTGTTCGTGTAGCGATAGTAACTGGCAGGGAATCCATAGGGACATTATTTTTTGTTCACCGCTCTGGATTTCCGTTTGACTACATTGGTTGCGGCGGAGGCCCTATTATTTCTACACCTCTGGTAAGGACCAACGTGCTTGATTTATTCGAGCCGCTGACGGTGGAAATAGTAACGAAACACGGCCCCAGCAAGACCGGCAGGCTTCTAAAAATAATGGAGTTGTGTGGGTGCTCAGGCAGTGAAACTATTTTTATTGACGACAACAACGCACAACTACAGGATGTTATTGACGTGAGAGACACTACTTCTTGTTTTTTAGGTTGCCCTCTTAGCAAGAACGAGCAATGGAAAGAGGTTGTTTCAAACAGGGGTGGCATTATTTCTGATAAGCCTTGTGGACTCGGGACTTTGGAAATACTAAATAAGTTGTTCTAAATGTATCTATACGGAAACAAACAGTATATGGATGAGGCTGACTTCCGTAAGGCAGGCATCAATAAGATAGCTGGTGTGGACGAAGCCGGAAGGGGGCCGGGTGCAGGACCAGTTGTGGTGTGTTGTTGTATGCTTCCAGTTGAACACGGAATAGAAGGAATAAAGGATTCAAAGAAGCTATCTGAGAAACGTAGGGAAGAACTGTATGATCAGATAATGGAAAAAGCTTTGTCTGTTAGTATAGCAATGGCTTCACACGAAGAGGTAGACAGGATAAATATTTTTGCCGCGACAACAAAATGTGTTTATTCGGCAATACAAAATATGAAAGTGAGTCCAGAGTTCGTAGTAGTAGATGGAAGATTCAAACTTGATAATCTAGCAGTCCCTTGGATTTGTGTAGAAGGAGCAGACGGAGCTCAGATTTACGAGACAAATGAAAAGGGGAAAAAGATTCAGGTAGGCAACCATTACGAAAACGTCTCCGCAGCCAGCGTTATCGCTAAGGTTTCTAGAGACAGAATGATGCGAGAGTATGATAAACAGTGGCCTGAGTACGGTTTTGCTCAACATAAGGGGTACCTTACTAAGAAACATTTGGCAGCTTTACAAGAGCACGGACCTTGCCCTATACATAGATTGACTTTTAGAGGGGTTTTATAAGGAGTAAAATAAAATGGATAAAAGAGAAGTAGACATTGAGAGACGATTACGTTTGGCTGCAGAAGGCATTTACGAAACAGTAAAGGAGTTAAAGAACTCTGCAGATTTAACATTAGACGAGTGCAGGAGAATAAAAGATAGTGTAAAGGAAGAACTGAAAATATTTGAGCGAATGGAATCCCCGGTGTGGGACCTTAGGAAAATGTACGCATATTTTGCTTTGGCGGCCGAAAAAGCTGTTGAAGATGCTTATGATGTTTCTGTTTGTGCTAGCAAGTTTTTCAAAACGCCGGGGCGTACTCTTGCGCGTTTGAAGGCCGTTAACAAAGCCAGGAAAGCTCAGCACGATCTTAGAAAGGCTCATAGTTATCTTCGTAGCGAGATAGTTTCTCTAAAGGTTTTCAAACTAAAATGAACAAAGAACAGGTAAAGAAAGAACAAGAACTATATGAGGCCGCTATGTGCCTTTATGAAGACGTAATGGGTTTCGTTGAGGAGGAGGTAAAGCTTTTCGGTCTACGAAAGCACAAGAAAAAGAGGTGGGCCTTGCTGGACAAAATCCTAAAAATAAGGAAAGGACGAGACATCTTTGCTGGTTGGCCTTTGTCTAGTAGTGCTTATGAGGATTTCGAACGTTCTAATGATATTTTTGATGCTTATACTAGTTTTTTTTCGCGCGCAGCAAAAGTCGTCATTCTTACGTATGAAATGGACGTTTGTGATTCAAAAATATTTATGACAAAAAAGCGTAAAGAGAAGTGTGAGAAAACATTCTTGCAAGCCTGTGCTGCTAACTCTGCTTTTGGGCAAGCCAAACAAGAACTGAATAAACAACGAGCACTAAACCTTATTGCTAGCGAAATAGAATAGGAGAGTATTATGGTTATCGAACCAACTAGAACAGTTATTATTTATGACGAGGCTGGGCAAGGAAAGGACGCCAGCTTCAAGGACTTGAAGCAAGGAATGCGATTTCGGATTATGGAATCAGACGGCACGGTAGCTTCAGACCCGGAAGGCTGCACAGTTTTTATCGCGGAAACCGATTCATATGTCAATGAGGAAGATGGTATTTGGTCTGTAGAAACAAGTGCTTACGTAGAAGCACCAGAAGAGGAGAAGGAATAGATGAAAAAGGTAAACTCGAACAACGAACTAGCGGTTTCTTTTCTCAATGGCGTGCTAGAGATTGAAGTAGATGGTAAGGTAGTCTATAGTGTGTACAACTGCTTTACTAATGGCGTGTGGAACGACTCCAGTAAGTTTGACCGTAAGATACGGGTTGCTGTAAAAGAGGCAAAAGAGAAAGCCGACAGTGCTGTAAAGGAAGAGGTAATAGTGCCAGAAGTTATTGAGCTTACTGATGATGTTCCTGAGGAAGTAGACATTCTTGCTGAGGTTCCTACTCTTGCTGGTCCTGTGGTAGATAAGTTTGTTGACAACCTTGATAAGGACAAGAAAGCTACTGGTAAACTTGGTTCCCAGACTGGTAGGTTTTCTTCAGAAGGACCCAACGTAAGTAATAGTCCAAAAACTGATGGTAAGCTTGCCCCTCGAAAGTATGACAAGTAAGGGAGCTTTGAATGGAGATTAGAGATTACGTTGGGCTTTCGTTTGATGACGTTCTTCTTGTTCCTAGATATTCAGATATCTCTAGTAGGTTTAGCGATGAGATAGATATGTCTGTTGATTTTTTGCCCGGCGTAAAAATCAAGTATCCTATTATCTCTGCCAATATGGACAGGGTTAGTAACGGAGCACTAGTAGCTAAACTTGTGGAGTATGGAGGAATAGGTATTGTACATAGATTCCTAGAGTTTGACGAGCACGTAGCAGAACTAAAAGTGGTGCCAGAAGGGTACAGAATAGGTTGTGTTGGTGTTGGCACGGAGGGAGTTGCAAGGCTTGACTACTTGGTGTCCGCAGACATCAATATAAATGGAGTGCTAATAGACGTCGCTCATGGGCATTCCGCGTCTGTAATAAAACAAGTGAAGCATATTAGGGCAACATACCCGTGGTTGGGGGTAATCGCTGGGAATGTAGCAACATACGAGGGCGCTACGGATTTACTGGAGGCCGGGGCGCACGTAATAAAAATCGGAGTAGGAAATGGATCCGTTTGCAGTACAAGGGTGCAAACTGGTAATGGTGTTCCTCAGATAACAGCTATATCATGGTGTAAAAGTGCTGTTGAGGATTTTACGTTTGACAAAGGGGATATAACTTGGTGGCCTAAGCTTATTTCAGACGGCGGTGTACGTGAAAGTGAAGATTTTGTAAAGGCCCTTGCGTGTGGCGCAGATTTAGTTATGTCCGGGAGTATTTTTGCTGGCGCTGATGAAACTCCAGGCAATATTATAAAAACAAAGGGAGGAAAGTTTAAATCTTACAGGGGTTCTGCCTCTAAAGAGGCTCAGGAAAACTGGAAAGGCAAGGCTACCTCTGTAGAAGGAGAGACCACGTTAGTTCCATACAAGGGGCCAGTGGAGGAGGTACTCGAAGTTTTTTTTGCCGGGGTAAGGTCTGGGTTTAGTTATCAGGGAGCTAGAACTATTTCTGAGCTTCAGGAGAACGCAGAGTTTATTCGTCAAACCTCAGCTGGGTATATAGAAGGTACTCCTCACGGAGTTAGGAGATAACGATGGATTTTTTATTGGGGCTAGAAGGACTTGGGAGTCTTCATATAGGGAACTCCCACGATGCCAGGTCAGAGGAGTTGCTAAAGGAAAACGGCATCACCGCTGTTGTGAATGTTGCAAGGGATTTGAATGATCCTTACCATCCTGGAATAAAGTATTACAAGGCAGGACTTGAGGACGGCAACAACAACCACTACAACGACTACGTTTTGGCTTGCTACACAGTTCTTTCTCTCGTAATGGATAAGCCTTTTCATAAGGTGCTTCTGCACTGCCATGAGGGTAGGTCCAGAACAGCTGCTGTAGGAGCGTGTGTAGTAGCGTTTTTAGACGGGCTTGAGAAGGGGTTCGACCCGCAAGCTACGTGGAAGGAAAGCATAGCAGGGCTGTTGAAGGATGCTTCTGAGAAGGTTTGTGCTGCTCGTCCCCTGTGCGAAAAAATGAATGAAGAACATATGGAAAATATGCCTGAGGCGTTATTCCAGCTGTTTATTAGGTTTGCAAAAGATAAAAGTGGTGAACCACTAATAAAGTAGTTTACCAAACGGTATTTTATGCTTATGTATAAAGGGAACTAGTAAAAAGGAATATAATGAACTTCGACTTGAACGCACTTAGAAGCTTTGCCAAACAAATAAAAACCGAAGAGGATGCACCTGTTGATGGCTTTGTTTCTAAAGTTGTTGGCGTAACTTTTGACAATCGCCAACCCATTATAAATGTTATGGATATGCGAACAGAGGTTAGGCTAGTACGAGAGCGCTCCAACAAGTTCGATTTTTATGCTGTGGGGGTTGAAGCAAAGGTAGGAGGAAAATGGCTCTCAGTTGGGTATATACCCAAGCATAAGAACAAAGAGATAGCAGAAAAAATAGACAACAACGCTGATTTGTCAGCGAAGATACTGCATTTCAACGAGTTTCTGTGTGATGTAGTAGAAGAAATGTCTCGTGGTATTACAATAGTTATAGAAGGAGTTTAGAGAAAATGGCATTTACACCAGATACAGAAGAATCATACGAGGTTGACTTTAGCGGTATGGATGCAGCAGCTATAAAGTCTTTGATTGTAGATTATGTAAAGCAGATTCGGCGTCTAGAGACTGACAAGAAGGAGTTTACTGGGGCGTCCAACGATGCTATAAAAGAGATAAAGTCAAGGTTGAACTCTGCTTTGTTTGAGTTGTCCGGTAAAGAGGCGTAAGTTTTTATGGCGGCAAAGAACAAACGTACTAAAAGGATAGAGGCCTGGGTTCGCCGCAATGCTGGAAAGTACGAGTGTGCGTGTGGTTGTGGTAGCGATATAGAGATAAATAAAACGCACTATAGAAAAGGAATACCAAACTTTGTAAAAGGCCACAACCTTACTTCTCACAATCCTAAACAAGGTAAGGTGGCACCTATAGAGGAAACAACCTGGGATTGGCTATCTAAAGAAGATAAGGATCGCAGGTTGTCTCAACTAAAGCCTTTTCCAACTGGGGAAGATCACCCCAACTGGCGCGGCGGAGAAACAATAACTGAGTCGGGTTATAAACTTATAAGGTGTAACGAACACCCGTATAACAACGGTGGGTATGTTGCAGAGCATAGGTTGCTTGTTGAGGAGACTATAGTAAACTATGAGAACACACCAGCTTTTTTTATCGACAGTATAGAGGGGGTTCAGTATATAAAACGGGATTGCGTAGTTCACCATCGTGATGAGAACAAACTAAACAATGTTGTAGAAAACCTTGTTTTGATGAAAAGCCAAAGTACACATTTGGCATGGCACATGCGGAAAATAGAAGAGCAGGAAAAGTTCAACATGTTCCTTGCTGATATATATTGTCCTTGGATAAAACAATAACTTTTAGATAGGAAGGGTAATGCCTAGAAGAAAAAAAAGTTCTAAAAAATGCTTCGTTTTGGATACCAGTGTCATTTTGTATTCCTCTAACAGTCTTTTTAGCTTTGGAAGTAAAGAGGTAGTAGTGCCTCTTGCCGTACTCGATGAGCTAGATACCTTCAAGGGGAGTGCCAACGAGCTTGGAAGAAATGCTAGGCACGCTATCAGAGATTTGTATGCTCTAAACCTTGATGGTGACTTGTCTTCTGGAGTATCTATAAATGAGAGCGGTGGTTCTATTAGGGTTGTGGCCTCTAGCAAGATTCCTGATGGTGTGCAGGAAAATAATGCAGACAACAAGATATTAGGAGTTTGTGATTCCCTGAAGTCTGAGTTTGACGAGATAGTTCTGATAACAAAGGACCTGTGCCTTGCTATAAAGGCAAAGGGCCTAGGGGTTAACTCCCAAGATTTTTTCGAGGACTCCAAAGTAAAAAATTTAGACGAGCTATACACTGGCGCAGGAGAGGTGTCAGCAAACTGCTCTGTTGTAGATAGCCTGTATGCGGACAAAACAGTGCAGTTTGACTGTGAGGGCTTGGATCCTAACGAGTTTGTGGTTGTACGAGACAATGCTAACTCCAAGCACACTGCAATAGCTAGAGTCAGTCCGGATATGACCAGCCTTTTTTTTGTTGAAAAGAGAGCAGCTTGGAACATAAGCCCTAAAAATCTTCAGCAAATCTTTGCTATGAACCTACTGCTAGACGATGACGTTTCACTCGTAACGTTGTCAGGGTTAGCTGGTTCTGGTAAAGCTCAACCACTTGATGCTGACGTGCTTACCAAAGATGGGTTTATAAAAATGGGAGACGTTGGAGTTGGTACAAGAGTTCTTACTCCTTCTGGAGAGGCCACCGAAGTTTTAGGAGTTTATCCTCAAGGACTTATTGATATTTATAAGGTGGTTTTCAGTGACCATACATCTACTGAATGCTGTTTAGACCATTTGTGGTTTACTAGGACCCAGAAAGATAGGGATTTAGGTAAACCAGGGAGTGTAAAGCCGTTACGTGAGATAATGGGCAGCTTGAAGCATACATCCCCCATGGCGTGTAAAAAAAACCACTCCATTCCTATGGTTGGTAAAGTAGATTTCAGCGAGGAACATCTTGAGCTGGATCCTTATCTGCTTGGTTTCTTATTAGGAGATGGTTACATAAAAACAGATGTGGCCTTTTCTTCTGCAGAACAAGAATCAGTGGCTTGTGTACGAAAAATAGTAGAGCCTTTGGGACTTCGGGTAAAAAAAATCCCAGCTTCACAATACGATTACAGAATAACTAACTGTATTTTCAAATCAGGAAAACCTCCCAGAGCTGTGGAAATGTACAACGAGGTTTCAGGAGAAGCAACAAAATACTACTCAGTTGACGCTGCTTGTAATAGTAGCAATGGGGCTTTCAATAGGTATGGAGTTTACAAGTCGTGCAATACAAATGTACCGTATAAAAATAGTATGTGGCGGTATACAGAAGACGAGGACAGTAGCCATAATAAAGTAAAGTCCTGTTTGATAGACCTTGGTTTATATGGACTTGGTTCTATCAGAAAGTTTGTCCCAACAAAATATAAGTTTAGTTCTTTTGATAATAGACTATCGGTATTACGTGGCCTAATGGACACAGACGGAGAAATAAGCAGAAGTAAAAGCAATACAAGTTGTAGCATTGGTTTTTCGTCCGTATCGGAAAAGTTAGCAAATGATGTGAAGTTTCTAGTTGAGTCTTTAGGTGGAAAAGCCACCATTAACTCTCGTTATACGTATTACACACATAACGGTGTTAAAAAACAAGGAAAGAAATCTTGGAGGGTGTATATTTCAATGCCCCCGGAGATAAATCCATTTAGGTTGAAAAGAAAAGCAGAGATGTATATACCAAGAACAAAGTATTTACCAAAGAGATACATATCTGCTGTGGAGTACGTTGGTAAAAAAGAAGCACAGTGCATTTACATAGATAGCCCTGAGCACCAATATATTACAAATAACTTTATAGTTACACACAACACATTACTAGCTATTTGTGCTGGATTGCAGAAGGTTCTGGAAGAAAAGAAATATGGTAGTCTTGTAATCACACGACCTACTGTTATTGTTGGCAAGAACGACCTAGGGTTTCTACCAGGGTCAATGGAAGAAAAGTTTGAGCCGTGGGTAAGACCTATTAGAGACGCCGTTAGTTTGTTATTCGGGTCCAAGGGAACTCCCTCTAATCATTTCGATGACTTAGTTAGCTCAGGTATAATCAGGATTGAGCCTATTCAGTATGTACGTGGTAGAAGTTTCCACAATAACTATATCCTGTTGGACGAGTCTCAGAATCTTACGAAGCACGAGATAAAGACTTTCCTTACAAGAACTGGTGAAAATACCAAGCTTGTTTTGACTGGTGATATCCAGCAGATTGACACTGAGTATATTGATAGTATTTCCAATGGGTTAACTCAGGTTATTGAGAAGTTCCGGGAAGAGTCTATCGCTGGTCACGTTTCTTTAATAAAGGGCGAGAGAAGCCTGCTTGCAACACTAGCTGCTAATCTGTTGTAGAAAGTTGATTTTCATAGTTTACAAAAGTCTATTTTTGCAGTATACTATAAGCAATGGGCAAGAAACTTACTGACAACAATAGGCTTTCTGTAACAAATCCAGAACTTTGCAAAGAGTGGGATTTTGAAAAAAACTTTCCTTTGCTGCCGGATAAGGTTTCTTTTGGTTCTCATAAGAAAGCCTGGTGGGTTTGTAAAGTTTGCAGCTATTCCTGGAAGGCATTTATTGCTAACAGGGCTAAAAAAGTAAATCCAAGGGGTTGCCCAGCCTGCACAGGTAAGGTAGTTACTGATAGAAACAGGCTAGCATTAATATCACGCGACGCAGCAGCCTCTTGGGACTACGATAAAAACTTTCCCCTAAAACCAGAGGATGTGTCCTATTCAAGTAGTAAGAGGGTTTTTTGGAAATGTAAAAGCTGCGGGTATTGCTGGTCAGCTACAATAAACAGAAGAACAATTCCAAATAGTGGGTGCTCAGCTTGTTTAGGTAAGGTTGTTACTGATATGAATAGGTTATCAGAGAAATTTCCAGATGTTGCATCTGAGTGGGATTACGAAAAAAATTACCCTCTTAGTCCTAGCGATGTCTCTTTTGGTTCTGGTAAATCAAGAGCATGGGTTTGTAATACATGCGGGTGTAGCTGGTTAGCTTCGGTTGATAGTCGGACAAGTGGTAACGGTTGCCCAGATTGCAATAAGATTTTACAAAGTAAAAATAGGATAGCAGATTCAGCAATAAAAAATAACTTACTAGAAAAGTATCCTACGTTGTGTGAAGAGTGGAGTGAAGAAAAAAATGCCCCTTTGGGACCAAAAGATGTTGCCTGTTGTAGTAATATAAGGGTCTGGTGGGTATGCAAAAAATGCCAGCATCATTGGGCAGCAATAGTAGCAAACAGGACCAATCTTGGTAGAGGTTGCCCGGTATGTGCTGCAGGAACCGTGTCTGCTGTTTCTCAAGTGTGGCTTGACTACGTAGGTGTTGCTTCTGAAAACAGAGAAGTTTGGTTTCCTGAACTTGGGCTCAGGGTAGACGGCTTCGACCCTGAAACAAACACGGTCTTCGAGTTTCTGGGAGATTTTTGGCATGGAAATCCCGCAGTTTACGTTGGTAGAGATACCCACCCAGTATGTAATAAAACCTATGGCGAGTTGTTCGACGAGACAATAGAGCGCCTTTTTTTATTGCGGCGAAGTGGTTATAACCTCAAAGTTATTTGGGAAGAAGATTTTTACTGCTGCTAACAGGTTTACAAACAACTCTTTTTGTATTATAATTAATGGTGAGTGTAAAGAGTTGTCTAGTGGTTTGCTGACCCGTTTACTCTAATAAAAAAGGATTTTCTAAATAAAACAACGGAGACCTAAACAATGACACCAACTGACCGCCACCAAATAAACGACCTTATGAGTGGTTTCAACGGCAGTTTGAGAGTTACCCCAGTGACCGTGTCTGGGACTGCCAGAAAAGAGGTACCAGGAGATGGTGTAGATTTACAGTTATTTAGACGTAAGACTGTTATGGTGCAGAATACGTCTAGTGGTACGATTTTTGTAGGTGATTCTACTGTTGGTTACGGTGCTTCTTTTGGCGGTGGGGACTGGACAACTTGCTCCGGTGCCCGGGTTGAGTCTGGGGACATTCTGGCCCTAGACGCAGGAAGAGTAAGATTGTACGCCTTCAACGGAAGCGCAAGTGATTTGAATATCAAAATTTTGGAGATTTCGTAAGCATTGAGGTTTTATTATGCCGGATAGTAGATTAGAACAGATAAAAGAGTTGTATACAAAGTGGTTGAATAGAGAGGCAGATACGTCTGGAGCTAGGCATTACTGTGATTCAAGCTTGTCTATCGAACAAATAGAGGCTACTTTGAAGGGCTCCCCCGAGCGGTTCGCTATAGAGAAAAGGGAGCGGGCCGGTGGCGCGGAGTTTGACGTGGTAGAGCCTAGGTTACTCGTTGGTTCTGCTTTTGAAACGCGAGCAATCTCGGCGCTGCTCAAAGCCAGAGTCACGCACGTTTTAGAAATACACAAAACTGAGGAGGATCACTCTGGTAGTTTCAAAGGCCATCTGTGCCTTGGGCTACCTGCAAATACTGTAATGTCTGTGTCTGACATGGAGAAGGCACTGTTATTTATTCAGGATTTTATGAATGATGGCAATGAAAAAGGAAAGCTACTAGTAGTAGGAATGCAAGGTTTATCCGCGGCGCCTGCTGTTGCTGCAATGTGGTACATAGCAAATGGGATGGACGAGACCCCGGCTGCTTCTTACGTGGAATCTAGGCGGGAGGGCAGTAGTGTAAGAGATGCTCTGTTAGGGCCTTGGCATTACGAGGCCGCTGCTGGACTTTTTAAGGACTAGTAAATACACAGGGAGATGTAAATGATTTCTAAAAGATTTGTTGTTCTTATGAAAAAAGAAAAGGGTTTTGAAAATATAAACGAGAGTATTATTCGTAAGATAGAAGTTGATGGTTGGAAAGTAGAAAGAGACTATAAGCAGGATTTTATGCTTGCTACTAGCAACAAGACACAGCATATTTTCCGAAGGCCCGAAGAGATAGTAAAGAGGTTCAGAGTTATGCTTTCAGAACTTGAGTTTACGCGTGTAAAGCTGATTGAGTTGTCAGGGTCAGCAGTCGAAGAAGCAGTGAGCAACCCCAAGCTTTTTGTTAACGATTAGGATTTGGGTATTTGAGAATCTACTCTGTCGACTGGCCAGCGGCAGTTAGTTAACATATAGCGTGAGGGGTTGTAGCTTTATCTACCTCACGCACAAGAGAGGAGTTTTGTTTTGAGACTTAGATTGCTTATTGACATGGATAGTGTTATAGTTGATTTAACTAAGACGTGGTTTGACCGGTTCAATGAAGACCATGCTTTACAGCTTGGTGACAATGGCCAACGCGTAACTGATTTTAATTTTGGAGAACTTACACCTGCAGAGCAAGACGATTTATTTTCCTACCTAGACGAGCCCAGTTTTTTCAGACATCTGGAACCTATACCTGGTGCTATTGAAGTTCTGGAAGAGCTAAACAGGCTACACGAAGTTGTAATCGTAACTACTTGCCCAAACATTATAGGAATAAATACTGCACCTGGAGATAAGGCTGCTTGGCTACACGATTATTGTCCTTTTTTGCGCCCGGTAAAAAAACAACTTGTCCTAACTTCACGTAAGGACGTGGTGCAAGGCACACTTTTGTTTGACGATGCACCTCACAACCTTATAAGGGTTCCAGGAAGGTTGTCTGTAGCTATGGATTACCCGTACAATAGGCACGTAGTTACAGATTTTAGAGTTTACAATAGGGACTGGACGCAGTTTTACGATGTAGTGGAGATGTTATCTAACGGAGCATACTAGTGTAAGGTGGTGTTATTATGGCTGTAT